TTTATCTACATCAAATAAAAAGGAATCATAAGTATAATGAATTATTTTAGTGTTCTTACTTTTAATAATTTTTATTATTTCTTCTAAAATAAGAATATTGTAGTATGTTTCTGTGTTTTGAAGGATATAATTAAGTAATTTTTGTTTTTTTAACTCTTTAGTTTTAAAAACATATCCTGATTTACAGACTATTTCTTCTTTAGAATTTAAGTCTTCTAAGTATTGGTCTACTTTTTTAAAGTAATCTAATTCTTTATATTCCTCAAATACACCACCATACAATTGTTTAAATGTAAGTTCCTTAGAAGTTTGATAATCAACTCCATACATCTCAGCAAATGATTGATGAATATCATCATGTTCAAACTTATACCCAATCATTTGAGCTATAATAGTAGGATGATAAGCACTAATATCTATTTCTAATAGAAAATCATTTTCGGCTATAAACGCGTCTCTACAACCTGATTTTTTATCTAAGGCAACATAGTTAATATTATTAAAACTATTTGAAGGACGAGTTGTAGTAGTTTTAAGATTGAACTGGGTGAATGTTTTATCTGTCTTAATTCCAAAATATTCCTTAAATAAAATAGGATCTACTTTAATGCCTTCTTGTTCAATCCACCAAAATACTGAAGTGGCTTTATTATTGTAAAATTCAAAGTATGGTGGTTTCTCAAGGTTAAAAATATGTTTTACCTGAAAAAATATTAGCTCACAATATTCATAATGTTTAACTATAGGAATGATTGAGTTTATATTACCTATATTAGAATATTGGTTGTAAAAATGGTCATAAATAGGGAGTTGAGTTTGTATATCAAAAGGTGATATAAAATACAAATCACTAACTTGCTTTAATAGAAAATAATGTAGGAATTCCTTCTTATCTCTAACAAATATCTCCTCAAATCCCTGGAGTGTTTGGTAGATATGTTGTATATCTATAGGGAGAGATTCAGAGTGATTGATAGATACTATATATCCTTTATTATCATCTATTTCTCTAATATAGATACAAGAAATATCATTTTGTGTAGGGTGAATTTTATTATTTAATGAAATTATCTCTACAAATACTTTCTTAAACTTTTTCTCCCTAAACTCTCTTAACTTCTCTTCTGTCTCTATTAACCAAAACATTCAAGTTTAAAGTTAATAAATAATTTTTAAAAGGCCAATCTTAATTATTGTTAGGTATATAAAATTCTAAAGAGTTTTTTAAAAATAAACTTAATTTAGGAAAATTGTCTTTTTTTTGTTTTAATAATACTATAGAAGTATTTATCCTACATACTTCTTTTTCATCCCCAGTTAATTTCCAATTAAGTTTAAAAGGTTTATATAAAGCATATATACTACCTTTTTTATTTTTTATAGCATTGTTATAATTTTCTTCATTAGTTTCAATATAGATTAACTCGTTTCTTTTTTTAAAAAAATATCTAGTAAATTCTCCTAATTGGTAATTTGTAGATGTAGGTTTGGGTTTTATATATTGAGGTGGGTATATTTCAAGACTAATTTTTCCTTTATTTAAAATTTTATTATAATTATCAGACTCAGGATTTAAAAAAGTTAATTGTTGATCAATTGGAACATTAGTTATATCTTTTCCTCCATCATATTCTGGGTATAGTCTTTTACTGACACCATCATATGGGGTTTTACCGGTAAAAACTAGCCCATTAAATAATTTGTAATAAGGGCCAATATAGTGCTCACCTGTGGAAGCTATAATATATTCACCTCCGGCAGTATATAAATTAGTTTGAATTCGACTTTTTGGAAAATAAGGCATTTTTTAAGTATTACGTCCTTTTATATATATCCAATTTGTAGGATCAATTTGGGAAAGATTTCTTTGTTCATTTTCTCCAAAAAGCCAAGAGTTCCAGTTATCAGTTTTAGGAACAGTATGTAATTGAAAATGTAAATGTGCTCCTGTTGATCCTCCACTATTATCTGCTATACCTAGTAATTGGCCTCTTTTAAAAGAAGATCCTACAGTTAAATCTGGAGATAAGCAGGGTAAAAGTCCACTATTAGCTTTTTCTAAATGCATAAATACAGCATAAAGTTTAGCTCCATCTTTAACTCTAAACCTTTTATCATTTTTATCTCTACCCAATTCAGATATTAAAGAGTTGTATAAGTAGGGGGCATCATTTTTTAATGAATTTGTATCTATTTGGATTACAATATAAAATCCTCCTCCTGTTGATCCGTTACCTCCTTGAGCTCTTACATTGGTTATAGTACCATCCCAAACAGCATAAAGAGGATATTTAGTAGCAGTACCAATGATATCTATATCAATTCCTCTATGAGGAGCAGCTCTTTTTATATCTTGTCTAGGATTGATACCTGTAAATCTAGATGTAATAGCCCCAGGACTATTCCCTAATGGGCCATAAAATAAAGTCCATCCTACAGGATTATTTCCTTTGGCCGCTTTAAACTTTGGAAGAGGTTCTCCAGCGAATTTAGGAGAAGAAGCTAATAAAGTAGAACAATTTCCTTGAGATTGAGCAGCTGCTGAGTTTGAAGTATTAGGTTGTGAAAGTGAATTAGATGAAGGACCTGTAGAATTAGAGGGTAAAGCTGAACTGTTAAATGTTTTAGTCCGGGTTTGGGATGTTTTAGCGTCTATGTTTTTAGGAATAGAAAGACCATCAATAGAAGTAACCCATCCTTTATTATCAACTTTATGGGATATTCCTTTTGTTAAAAATTCAATTTTATTAACATAATTAGGAGGTAAAAGATCTTCATTAATAGAATATTTTTGATATATCTTCATTCCACTTAAACCCATCATAGTAATATCTAAACTTAAAGGAATAAACCCTATAGCTGGGATTTTGGCAGGTGAACCATCAGAACCTTTTTGACTTAATTGCCCAGTAATATAATTAAAATATGATTTAGAGTTTGATTTATAATTCTCTACATCTTCTTCATCTACTTTTAATTGTATATAAGTTAAAAGATAATTATAAATCTTTTTAGCATTTTCAGCGAAAACTTCTTCAGGAGTTTTTTTACTACTTTCTTCACCCTCAGTTGTAGTAGTTGAACTAGTTCTATCTTGTTTTTCTTTAATTATTCTATCAATTAATCCAACATTCCATTCACTAAAAGCAGTTGCGTTTTCTCCAACAGCATTACCATTAGCTTGGGCTCCAACTGTTATCATATTAGCTATATTCTTAGTTATCTCAGATTTTATAGAAACACTTTCAACAAAACTTCCAAAGTTTTCTTTTAAAATATTAACATTAAATCTAGCAGGTTCTTCTACTTTAGATTTACTTAAAGCTTCCCTCAACCCAGGTATATAAGTGTCATCTATTATATTAAATGAATTAGTATCTTCATTAAAAATGGCTGAAAATTTATTTATTCCTCCTAAAGATTGTTGAATTTCTGAAAGGATATTGTTTATAAAGTTTAGTAATGAGATATTACCATCTTCATCTATGTTTTCATTTAACACTCTAGATACAAAGTTTAGGTTAACATGTATATGCATTATATTCCCAACATATGGAGAATCCATAGAATTAAAACCATTACCTAAAGCATTATTAAATGTTGTTAAACTAGTACCAGGATCCTCATTAACAATCCAATTCCATGTACCTTGATTATTTTTTATTCCATCTAAATATTCATTTGATATAGGTACTAAACAAATTCTAGGATCTGTTGAGAAAGTTTCAGGTAATCTAAAACAATAAGTACCATTTGATTTATCTGTTAAACCATAATCACATTGTATATTTATAATAGGTACATCAGAGCCTCTACTAGAATCATAATATAACATATACATCTCAATTAGACGTAAAAGAGCTCCTAATTTTAAATAACTTTGTTCTTCACCAGTATTTTCATCATCAAATGAAAATTCTACTCTTACATATTCTCTTAATCCTCCAATGTTACTGTTAGGATCAGTTGATGGATCTTCTTCTAATAAATCTTTAACAACTTCAACAGCCTCACTAACAAATTCTCCAACAGCTTCAACAGCCTCACTAACAAACTCTCCAACAGCTTCAACAGTCTCACTAATAAAATTCCCAACAGAACTAAAAAAACCTTCTTCTTGAACTTGGGTTTGTGAGGGAGTTTTAGGTTGAGGTTGAGGTTGAGGTTGAGGTTGAGGTTGTGTTATAGGAGCATCACCATTATTTATAAACTTACTCCCAGCATATTTAGCTAAATTAACATCTGGGAGAGAAGGTATAAGTTCTTTTAACTTAGAACATGTAACTTCATCTATTATAACAAAACTTTCTTCTGTTAAAAGTCCATCTGATTCTTCTGAAAGTTTTTTAAGGGCATAAAATATTTGGTTTAATGTAGTTCTATTTTTATCTTTTTCTATTGGAGGGCCTTCTAAATTAGCTTCTTCTTCATTTTGCTCTTCAACATCAGCATCATCATATCTTAAAACATTCATTTTGAGAGATTCTATAACATCCCCAAATGTTATACCTGAAACAGTTATATCATAACCACCATCAGGACGAAGAGTCCAATTAAAATTTTTAACATATCCTAAAAAAGCATCATAATTACCATTTGATTGGTTTCTAGAAGTTTCTAAAGTTTTAAGAATATAATTTTGATCACTAACATCACCATCACCTCCTCCTAAAAATAAACTACTATTAGAAAAATTTTCAGTTGAAAGAGTTCCATCATTTTTAAAATAAACAGAATGTCCCCATTCTAATAAAAAACTATATTTTAATCTTAAAAATAAAGTTTCAATAATAAGAAATTGTTGTTTACTATGGCAAGTTATATTTATAGTACATTCTCTTAAAGAACCTCTATTTAAAGATTTAACATCAATACTAGTAATACCAGGCATTGGAATTAATCCATAATCACTAGTAGTTAAAAATCCATAAGATGAATTATTAAAATCATTATAACTAGAAGCAACACCACTTTTTAAAATAGGTGAACCTGAATGGTCTTCTTCAACTGTTCCTCCAAATAAAACAAATTTTTCAGCTAAATTATTCCCTGAAAAGCTATCAGGTAAACCTATTTCTCGACATTTATTAGCTGTCACATTTATCGATGAAGTAAGTTTAATAAAAGGAGCATTACTTGTTGTAAATACTAAAGTATTATTATCTCGAGTTAAAGCTCCTAATTTTTGTTGTCTTATATTGATTTGTCTTTTTACATAAGGAGAAAAAGACTCTTGTAAAATGTTAGCCATTAAACATTATTTAAATTTTTATAACTGAATAAGATGTTTTCTACATTGGTAGGGATTCTTAATTGGGTTCCTAAAGGAATATATAAAGAATTTTGGGGTAGTTCTGTATTAGCAATAGAAATAACCCACCATAAAGAATTATCTCCATAATATTGTTGAGCTAATAAATCTAGCCTATCTCCTACTGAAGTAACAACATATATATCACTTGGGGATAAAGGCACTTCTGGGTATTTTGCCTCAGCAAAATATCTAGCTCCTTTTTGGAATCTTACAACTGGTATATTAGTATATCTGCCCATTTTTATAAAGAATTTCCTATAAATGATTGACCTTTTCTAGGTATAAATTTATGAATTAAATTTATAGATAAACCTGATACCTTAAAAGCTAAAGGTAGTTGTTGAATATCATTACTATCTGTTATTAATTTACCCCCTTCACTTCTAGCTATCTCCCACCCAGCATCTAAAATAGGGCTAATTGTAAGCCCACCATTTATTATACCAGGTTCAGAAGTGATATAATCTCCTATAGTTATTTTAACAACACTACCTCTTAAAAATCCAGCTTGACTATAATCTGGGGCTATTGCTCCTATAAGGTTATTTATTTTTCTATAAATAGGTAATAATTCGGCTCTAGATTGGGCCGCTACTGTAAATCCTACAGTAATTTTTCTTTCAAAATCCGAGTATCTATAAAACTTTTCAGCTCTACCTACATATTGATATGAGTTCCAATTTGAAGTGTAAACATCACTAAATTCATCTATATAGGCTCTAAAATATATAAATTCATCATTTAAAGAATTATTATTTATAATTCTAAAATTAAATTTAATAATATCTCCTACTCCAATTTCATTACTAACATCAGTACTTGAGTATAAATTAATCTTATCTCTTCCACTTGTTATTTCACTATCATCTATAACATCTTGGGGACCCTTAGTGTAACTAACTCTTTTAGCGTTTCTTAAACCAGGATTTCCTTCTGAATAAGTTTTTTCTCTATTAAAATTCTCATAATCTTCAGAGGCTACTTGAATTTGTTTAGGTTTATTTTCATTAGCTTTTTTTCTATAATCTGATATACTAGTTAAAGCTGTACTTCCTCTTAAAACAGGGATAGAATTAATTAATTGTTCTTGAGTCCAAGTAGCTGTTTTATTAGATTCTATTATTTCACTAGTCTTAGGAAATTCAGTATAAACATCACTTTTTATAGTTGCTCTATTATTACCATCTAAGCCTAAATCTTCGTTTGTAGAAAAGGTTAAGTCATTGGTTAGGTCTCGATATAAAAAAGATAATTTTAATTTGTCTTCATCTCCACCTAAGTATTGAAATGGGGATCCTTTTTTCTTATTTAAGTTTTCTATATCTGGTTCTAATGTGTTAGGTTTATACACATTAGGGGATATTAATAATCCACCTAAAGTTGATATAGTATTTTCAATTCCAACAGATTCTCCAGTGTAGGTAGTATATTTTTTACTAGCTCCTAAAGTTTTGCTATAATTAATAGCCACATAATTAGGAGTAGAACTATTAATAACAAAAAAATTAGGACTAAGAGATCCTGAGAGGTAAACATTATTAGAATATAAGTAAGAACCTTCTGTATTAAAAGTATTACTAGAAGGATCTATCCCAGTTATTCTATAATAAGTTTGAGAAGCTCCAACAGCTTTACTATAATTAACAAGACCAATAAAAACTTTACTATTACTTTTTAATTCTAATTGAGCATTGTCTGTTTCTAAAGAACCTGATTTATATATAAATGGGTTAACTGGGTTATTAGAATCATATTCTAAATTATATTTATTAACTATACCACTATATGATATTTTATTTATAGTAACAGGGCGGGGATTTCCTGTTTTAGGATTTGTTTCATTATCAGTATAAGTAACTCTTAATATTTTAGTTCTACCCCCTTGAATAGCATTAGGTGATGGCCCCCCAATATAATCAAATAAAACATTTCTATCATTTGAATTTAAACCTAATTCTTTAGCTTTTCCCTCATTAAAATTAGAGGTACGATTACCTTTTATTTTAGATTCAAATAATAATTGAAGTCTATTATTAGAACCTTGGTAAAAATTCTTTTGAAGATACTCATATTTTTGAGTAAAATTAGTTATATCTGGGAAGGGGCCAGTTCTTTCAGTGTGGAATCCTATAGAATTACCCCCTACTTGGGCTAAAGTATTTAAAGGATTATATAAAACAGGTCTAAAATTAGTTGAAGTTCTTCCTCCTATAGTTACAGGATTAGTTAAAGCTAAGACTTCTTGTTTAGCTACAAATAAAAGACCATCAACTGTAGTTAAAAATTTACTTATCCTTAAAACATCTCTAATACTACTAACAGGATTTAAAAATCCATTCCTTAATAGAAAATCAGGCCCAGATTTTGGGTAGAATCCTTCCGGTATGGGGGATTTGATAAAAGGTTGTCTACTATCTCCCCCCCCAGGTTTATCCTTACCATATTTTAAGGATTTTAAGTCTGTTTTTAAATCAATAAGACCCATCTAATTATCTGGGTGGGTTATCTAGATATTTTGAAGGGGTTAATCCGTCTAAATCTAAAGTAGAAGGTTGAGGTTTACCTAAAATTTTAGGTCTATTATTTATAGAGTATTGATTGTGAAGTTTTGACCCTGCTGCTTCTAAAATGAATTGGTTTGGAGTTAATCCTCTTAAACCTAAATTCATATTGGGTAAATTTTGTAATAATGACATTGCTTTTTGTTATAAATATTAATAATTATTTTAATTTATAAGTTCCCATATTAAGAGAAGTACCTACTTTATTACTATCAAGCATAACTATTCCTTCTTTACTTAAAATTTGTTTTAAAATTTCTTTTACTTCTACCATTTCATTAATTAAACCCCCATCTCCTCCTTCACCACCCCCTCCAGTTATAGATTTAACAGTACTAGTTACACCTTCAATAGCAGCGGTGCCTAACCCTAAAGCTACACCACCAATTCCTGGGTTGGTGATAGATTCTAGTTTTTCTAAATCAACTTCTGCTAGAGTATTAGCTAATTCACGAATAGCTACAGACATACCAGTTATAGCATTATTAACATCTAATAATTTTGAAGAAGAATCAGCTAATTTAAGTATAGCTTCTAAAGGATTTCCAAACATTCCTGTTACAGCCATTGAAGCTGCTGCTATACTTAACCCAACTCCAAAACCTACTAAGGCAGGTCCCAAAGTTAGTAAAGCTGGGACTAAAGAGAGCAACCCTATAGCTATCTCAGGGCTAGCCATTTTGATTAAACTATCAGCTACACTTGATATTATTATACTTAAAGCTTGACCTACAGCTACAACTACTGTTCCTAATCCTGTAAAGGCTGATACTAGTACATCTCCTATAGCTGATATAGCGGGGGCTGCTAAATTAGCAGCGTAAGCTAAAGGTATTAAAGCGGCTCCTAAACCAGCTATTAAAACTAAACCTAAACCTATAGCTGCAGCTTGGGGTCCCCTTAACATTTCACCTAAAGTTGATAATCCTTTACCTATAGCTTCTAACCCCTTTTGTAAAGGTTCAGCTTTTAAAAGTTGTATAGCAAATAAAACTGGGAGAGATGGGAGGAGAAGGATTAGCCCTGCAGCGGCTATAGGAAGTACCAAAGCTCCTCCTAAAACTTTAGGATCAGCAAAACTCTTTATCCCCTCAGCTATAGCTCCCATAGTTTCCTTAATAAGATCAGGTTTTATCCCAGCTAACTCTTTAGCCTTTTCACCAGCTTCAGCCGCAGATTGAGCTCCTTCAGCTACACCCCCTGCGGTTTCTATAATACCACCCCCACCTCCTCCAGTAGCCCCTTTAAACCCTGCTTTAACTTTACTCATAATACCTCCTTCAGCCCCAGAAGCGGATTTGGCAAAATCTAAAATACCTTTACCTAAATCTTTAACAGTACTAAAAGTTTCTTTTACAGTTTCAGTTACACCCTTAAAACTTTTACCTAAAAGAATAGCTGCGGCGGCTGCTGCTATAATTTGAGGAGCAAAAGGTAAACTAACAATAGCTGCTATAGCATCTAAAATAGGAGCAAAAGCCATACCTATTTGACCTAAAACACTTTGTATTTTGGTTAAGACTTCTTGAAAAGATTCTGAGGCTGAAGTAGCTTTTAAAGATTCATATGTAGCTTCACCATATTTATTTTTAAACTCTTCAGCGGCCATATTATTTAGGTCCTGCTGTAAAGCTACTTTAGCTAACTGATCTCGGTTCATACCCAAAGCTTTAGCAGCTGCTTCTTGTTGTATTCTATTTCCTGAAGCAAAAGCTGCTTTTATCTCTTCATTTTTATTTAATTCTTCACTTAAGCCTTTTAAATCATTATTTAAAGCTAAAAGCCTAGCTTTTTCTAAATTTATATCTTGTCCTAATAATAATTCCGCTTCTAACTCACTAGAAATTGAAGATTCAAAATCTAATAAACTATTAGCTACATTATCTACTTCACTGAGAGAAAGACCCAATTGCCGAGCAGCTGTAGCAGCTTCAGCTATAGCTTTAGGGTTTTTACCTAAAGAAACCTGAATGGCTTCAGAAGCGTTAGCTACATCTCCTAAAACAGCTTTCACATTTATAGCTGTTTTATTTTGCTGGTTCATAGCTCCTACAGCTGCTACAGTATTATCTAATACCTCTTCAGTATTTTTACCTTGCAATCTAGATAAAACAGTTAATTGAGCTGATTCTTTAGCTGAAAGTCCTAACTTTTGTTCAAGTTGGGTAGCTGAAACTAAAGCTTCATTACCTAAAATATCAGCTGACTGGCCTAACTCATTAGTTAATGAAGCATAAGTTTTAACTAATTTATCTCCTGTAATAAAAGCGTCTCCTGTAGCTATGGCTACTCCTTGCATTTCGGCGTTTAAAGCTGTAGCTTCACCATAAGAAAAACCAGTTTGTTTTCTTATATCAGCTATATTTTGGCTAGTTTTTAAAGTAGCATCTAATATAAAACTAAAAACAGATTCAAAGCTAAAGGCAGTATCTATAAAACTTTTACCTATGGACTTTAACCCTTCAGATAGTATTTTAACTCTACTATTTGTAGGTACAAAAACACCATCTACCATTTTACCCTCATTAGCTAATTCTTTCATTTTAGATACAGCTTCATCTATACCTAATTGATTAGCTAAACCACCTAGTCCTATTTTATTTAAAGTTTCACCTAAACCTTTAATTAAATTTCCACCCAGCCCAAATTGTTTATTTACAGTTTTTAATTTTTGTTCTTGTTGATCTATAACTTTTAATAAAGCCTGGTATCCTGAATTTTCTTCATTTAGTAAATTGTTAGTTTCTTCTAGGGCTAGATTATTTTCATTAAGTTTTTTATTTAATTCAATTTGGGATTTTCTAGCCTCATTTCTTTCCTCAACACTTTTTGTTAAATCTTTAGCTATATTTCTATTAAGTTCAATTTGTTGTTCAATCTCACTTTTTTTAAATTCTAAAAGATTTCTTCCAATTTCTAAACTAAGTTTTTCTCTTTGAGTTTTTTCTTTAACTTGAGATAAATTTTTCTCATTTAACTCAGTATACCCACTTTGGATGCTTTGTAAATCACTAGCTATACTACCTAAATTTTTAACAGAGGTAACGACTTGTCCTACAACTGTGTTAGATTTATTTATAGAATCTAATATAGAGTTAAAACTAGCTCTAGCTCCACTTAAATCACTACTAAATTCTTTCCATTCTCTTTTTAAATCATTAACCTCTCTAGTCATACTTTTGAGGTCATCACTAGTAGTTGAGGTAGCTTTATTAGCTTCCTTTATAGCTTCACTGTATCTTCTAGCACCAGAGGTATCACCTAATCTTTGAGATAACTCAACTGCTTCTTTTAATAAAGCTACAAGTTTTTCAGTATTTTTTATTTGCTCAGGAGTAGCTGCCATAATATGTTATAAATATAAAAAAGCATCATTTTTGTGATGCTTCTTTATTATAATTTACTTTTGTTTTTTTAATAAATTCAGGTGCTTTAACTTGACCTTGAGGATCTATAACTGTTGTTTTATTTCCTTTTTTAGCATCCTCATACATTTTATTTTCTTTCTCATAAAATTCATTAATTTTATGAAAAGTAAAATTTCTTAACCAAATGGGCATATTGTAAATAATGTTATAATCATAGCCGCCTTTACCATGAAACACTATCTCATGTATTTGTGTGAACAAATTTACCCTATACTCAGGCGTCAGGCCAAAAAAAGTTAACTCCAATAGGTATATTCAAATCAGATTTAAATCCATTAGGACCATCATGATCAAAAATTAATTTTACATCAGGCTGGGTTCTTCTAATGTGTTCTCTAAATGCTCTAGAATCACGAGCTAAAAAATAATTGTCTACAAAATTTCTAACAGTAGATTTTGATTGATCTCCATCAACTGATAAAATCATATATTTTAGTCTTGTTGATAATTCTGGGGATGAATTTTTATTAAGTCTTTGAAGGCCTTTTACCTCATCAGTAATTTTTCTTTCATCACCATGTGTTAAAAGTTTATATGTAATGTTAGTTCCTGAGTGAGGTAAGGTAAAAGAGAATTCATTTTTGCCCTTAACAAATTCTTTCTCATCTAATTCAGTAGTTTCAAGAGTTGATAAATCTATTGTTATCTCTTCTCCTTCATACATAAAAGTATAATCTTTACCATATCCTAAAATACGGGCTGCTATAAGAATAGCATTTTTATCACCTATAATAAGGTCATCAAAATTAATTTTTGTGACAATAAGAGATTTTAATAATTCATCTAATACTGTACCTTTTTGAATATAATTTTGATTAGTTAAAATATCTTCCTCTTTAGCGGTCATATATTTCATTTCTATTTTACCGTTTGATAGAGGACTATCTTCAGAATAAACTAAACCTTTAGAAGGTAAGTCAATTGTCTCTGTGGGAAATTTAAATTCACTCATTTTTAATAACTTTATTTTATTATAAATATATAATAATAAAAAAAGAGCGCGATAATAGCACTCTTTTCTTAAGATATATTTTGTTTATTAGAAATTTAATACACAATAATCCATACCAACTGTTAAAGCTATATTTTGAGCTTCAGCTTCAGTGTCCCAGTTAAATTCACCAAAATTGGCTGTTTTAATGAAAGCTCCTTTGACAACCCACTCACTAATAATATCCCCAACAGGACCTAAAACATTGATAGTTAAATCTTTTTTATAAAAATCAGAATAACCATCTCTACCTGTTACAGATTCATGATGTAATCTAACCCATTCCATTACAGACTGGGCTCCTGATGGGGTAATTGGGTCATACAATGTCATGCTAAGATCAGACCAGTTGGCCTTTCCTTTTATTTTACGGTAGACATTAATATGATTTAGTTTAATTTCTCCCATTTCTACAGTTACAGC